GGAATATTAGGGGCTATGATTAATGAGGCTCGTCCTACAATGTTCTGGAATAATCCTAAGACAGGTAAGTATGAGCTTAAGCGTCAACTTATTATGTGGGGTACTGGGGGTGCAATGGACAAAGGTAAAGGAGAGTATGAGAAAGAATGGTATCGAACTTTAGGACTCTGGGAAGCAAAGGAATATGATAGTGGGTTTATTCCATTATTTTTCAGTTGGCATTGTCGTTTTGACAAGGCTGAGTATGAGAAAGCAAAAACCGAGTACTATGGTGCCCGGGCAATGAAAGAGGATATAGATTTAGAAACCTCTAAGACTCAATTTCATCAGCATTATCCTTCTACTTTTAAGGATATGTTTCTTACTACTGCTAGTACTCTGGTTTCCAGAGAGATAATAGAAGGTGGTATAGACAGGTGTAGAGCTCTTCCTATAAAACAGCAACCGGTATATGGTTATTTTGAACCGGTGTTTGACGAGATGTACCCAATGCCTCAGGAGAGTGATCTCCCATATAAATTAGTTGGAGCTAAGTTTATTGTTCTTGATGATACCGAGGACTTTAAGAAAGCTTCAGTTTGTATATTCAGAAAACCCGAAGAGGGCTGGGAAAATAGGTATTGGCAAGGAACGGACCCCATAGCAACAGAGACTGGGCACTCTAAATTTGCCAGTGCAATCTGGGATGAGTATGAGCATACTATTCCAGCTGTTGTAAACTTTCGAAAGCAGCATGATCATAAATATACTTTTCTCCAGAGTGTGCTTTTGGGGCTTTATTATAACACTGCTCCGGGAATTAATCTGGGAGTAAAAGAATTAGTAGAAGCTAATATTGGAACTAACTATACTGACTACAAACAGTTCAAGGGGTTCTTTGAATCTTTGGTATTTAATTCTCAGCTTCCTTCAAAGGTAGTTGGTGGATCAAGGTTAATAGGAATCGATAATAAAGGAAACCGGGCAAATGCTATTGTAGATTATATGACCGAACTTTTCAGGACTTACCATGATAGAATTTATATCCCAGTATTCTTTGAACAGCTTAGTACTTTCGTACAAGACTTATCTAAATTAGGTAAGGAAACATGGGGCCCAATGAACCGAGCAATGCACTTTGATGACTGTCTATATGCCGCAACTTATGCCTATATATGCAGACAGTCTCATATGCATTTGTACCCGACTAGGAAGCTAGTTGTACCAAACAGGTTTGCAGTAAAATACAGGCTTGTAAGGCAACCGGATCTCACAGTAATAAGGATGCCAATTAAAGTTCCTATATATGAAACTTTTGCAGATGGAGCACTTCTTCAACCACTAGAAAACTTAAGTAATCCAGAATGAACATAACTATATTTGATCCAAGAGGCATAAAATCAGATGATTACAGGCATCGTTTCCCCGAGTTAGAGCGAACAAAAGAGTTTGATAATCTTACGTCCCGCCATTTAATATTTATCTGGTGGTATGCTAATCAGTCCAGCCCACTTGTCTTAGAGGAACACGATAATTATGAAAGAGTAAAAGAGGCTTTATCACGGTCTGGGTTTAATCCTAGTAAGGTTGAGAAGGAAAGATTACTATCTCTCCAGTTTGATTCAGCTACTGCAGTCGCAATAAAACGTATGTCGGAATTTGATCCCGGAGCTCGTTTTAAAAGTTATCTGATGGTTAAGAAGATCTTTGACCAATATCAGTTTATTATAGATCAGGGTCCGGAAGCATTTAAAGAATCCACTACAAAGGGGGAAGGAGATAAAGCTGTTACCACGATAGAGATTGATTACAAGAAATATGTTGACATCAGTGCAAAGGTAGCTAATGAGATTACTAATCTACTGGTTAAACTTGAGGAAGGCTTTGCAGTAGTGAATGTTTCAGGAGAGGAGATTAAGGAAGATGAATCAACAGCCCTTAGGGATTGGCAAATGCAAAAAGATAGTAAATAAAATATGAAAGAAATTAAATTAACTCAAGACAAAGTAGCTCAAGTTGATGACTGGTGGTTTGAAAAGCTTAATCAATATAAATGGAGAGCTTCATATGCAGGAGGAGATTGGTATGCTATTAGATCCTTACCTAGAACATATGATAAGCCCCGTAAAACAGAGTTTATGCACAGAGTAATTATGAATACTCCCCCAGAGTTAGATGTAGATCATCAAGATCACGATGGTTTAAATAACCTTGAGGAGAATTTAAGGAATTGTACTCATCAACAGAATCAGATGAATAAAACGGCGGCAGGTAAATCAAAGTATCTTGGTGTACATTATAGTAATAATCATATTACTGCTAAAATTAGATTAAACGGTAAAACTATTTATATAGGTATGTTTAAGACAGAGGAGGATGCTGCAAGAGCTTACGATATTAGGGCTAAGGAGTTGTTTGGAGAATTTGCTAATCCTAATTTTAAATAATTAAACTATAATATATCATGCAATTTTTATTATCTAGTCAACAGACTAAGCCAAATAGAGTTGAAACACTCGAACAAGATAAGGATGTAAGTTATCACATTAAGTATGCCCGATGGGTAGTTGGATCAGGATCTAATCATCTTCAGATGGATTATCTCAGGCGTTATGAGATAAATCGTAACTTCTACATGAACCGTCAGTGGGTTATGGAGGAGGATAAAGAAGCATTCTTTAAAGATGAGAATAACAATGACCGTAATCGATTACAGGTTACAAGGAACTATATTCAGCCTATGGTTGAGCAGTATCGTGGTAATGCAGATCGAATGACTTTCGATATGAAGGTTACCAATCTTTCTCCCATGGCGAAAAGCCGCAGGGAAAAAAGTCTTTCTAAACTTATAATGTATAACTTTGTGGCTAAGAAGCTTCCGGGGTTTGAAGATTATATTCAAGAGAATAACTTTCCAACCGGTGGAGATCAGGCAGAGGTAGAGAGTAAGTTTAATAATCTTTACGCAGATTCTTTAGTGATTGATGCTAACAGACTTTTAAGATACTCCAAGAATATAAATAAACTAGAAACCCTCAAGATGCCTTTTGCATTAGATGTAGCACTTTCCGGTATATGTATTGCACAGCCTTACCCATATGCAGGGGAGTGGATGATTGAGAGAATCCTTCCGGATCAGTTTGGATGGGATCGTACTTCTAAGCAATCAGATCTATCTGACTCTTCATTTTTCTTTAAGTATAAAGATGCAGAGGTTTCTACAGTTTTTGAACGGTATCAGAATATAGATTATGATTTAAGAAAGAGTATAGAGAATTTTGCTTCAAGGATAACCGGTTCAAGTTTTGCTACTAATAATATCTTTACCACTGCCGGTAAGATCCCGGTATATACAGCATACTGGAAAGATCTAACAGTAGATTATTTTGGGTATGTTACAGATGAGTATGGTCAGAGAATCCTTCACAGGATAAATTATGTGGAAGAAAACGAGACTAAACCCCAGTATACTAATAAAGACTTGGTGCCTTATAAGAATTTAACTGAGTTTCAGAAAAGAGTATTGAAGGGGAATAATATTGCTCAACTATATGTAGACCTCTGGAGGTATTGTGATTTTGTGCCAAAAGAAATCTTAGGGGTAGTTCAGGTTCCTACTACAAAAGATGTGGCTCTGGAGTGGGGTATAGTGCCTTATCAGGAACCCGATCTCTATAAGCCAACTAATATGTCTCCTCCATTTAAAGTAGGTACATGGTCTTATTTAGACGGTATAACACTATCTCCGGTGGATGTAGTTATAAATCCCCAGCGGATGATAAATCGGTTTCTTTCGGTTATGGAGAACCAGATTAATAATTCCGGGGGTGCGGGAGTAGTGTTTGATAAAGACTTACTTGGATCTACTACTGAGGATGAAGCAATATCTAAGATTAATAAAGGAGAGCCTATAGGAATTAACGCAAAAGGTCGTGGTGTACAGAATGTAATGGGTCGTTATGACTCTACTCCAAAGGAATCTGTAGTAGCATTCTCTAATCTTATAGAGAGTTTTAAAATGGCTATAGAAGAAGTTACTGGTGTTAATCAGGCGGTAAAGGGGGATACTGGGAATCCGGATCAGCTGGTGGGGGTTATGCAACTTATGATTCAGCGCGGATCTCTTATTCAAGAGCCTTTCTA